TCTGCCATGTTATGGTTTCCTTGTTTGTTTAATTGTTTTTTCTACAAATCCTTTTGGTGCTTGGCTTGAATGCCCTTCATCCAGTCTTTGTATGTAGGCAACATCATTTCTTATGATCACTGCCTTTTTGTTTGTTCCTATTAATTTGCCCATATCTTGAATCTCTTTCCAACCACGTTGTGCTTGTCCAGTGTCAATAGGAGTTTTACGGACTAACTCTCTAAAGAGTCTTGTTTGATAATTGTCATAGTCATGAGCAATATCTTTTTCTGTTTGTCTTGTAGCTTTACTTTTAAACATTTGATATCCCCATGACTAATCTAATTTCACCTTAAACAGTAATGTCTTGTGTAAGTGCGCCTGTTCCAGTAAATGATAAACTTACTGTTTGAACGTCACCTAAACTTGCACTATTGTCAATTGATGTAACTACTGCTTTACCAGCCCAACCAAAGTCTGCATCAGACACGTTTGGGTAAAAGTAAAGGTCAATAGTTTGACCAATGGTTACTTGGTTTGCAGCCAAGTGAGCTGGTGTCATACCACCAGCTGCTGCTGTATCAGTAAAGTTAGCTTCTGCTGAACCTTCCCATGATAATAAACCAGCGTGGTGTTCTTTCCAAGAAGTGCCCATGTATGCACACTCAAGTGTTTCTGCGGATTGAGAAACATCCCAAGAAGTTAGCATAGCAACATTTGTATATGTTGTTCCACCATCTGTTGACACACCTAACGCACCGTCTTTTCCTGCGTAACAATTTGACATATTATGTCTCCTTTATGTATTATTTAATTGATAACAGTATTCTACTGTGAATACCATTCTACAACTTGCAAAAGGGGCACTTTCACTTGTTGTAACAGTCTCAACTCTTGTGAGCCTAATATCTTCTACAGTTGAAGATAATGATCTGTCTGTCATTAGTGTATTTTCAGTAGCCTCCACAGCAATATTACGCTGTGTGTCTCTTTCTCTTCCACCAATTAACAAAACAATATCTATTTCCATTTCACCTCTACGTTCTAACGCACCTCCTGAAGTATTCATAGACATAGTAATGTCCTCAATATCTTCATCAGTGGTTTCTATGTATACGGCTGGAAATGCAGTTTTGGCTAATTCATTGGGATCTATAGGATCTCTTTGAACTACACCAAACTTAACGCTACGTTGAGCTTTCAGTAACTTAGTTACTTCTACTAATATATCTTCCCTGCGTGCCATTATCTATACAACCTAGTTTGACTTACTTGTTTAACATCACTATTATTAATAGTTCCATCATCTTCAAAGTCATATTTAATTCCAACACCAAATTGTAGTTCCCATTCTTCATTGAACCTATCTTTATAAAAAGATAATTGTTCTCTGTAGGGATCACCTTCTGGTCTAAACGTTGAAAGTCTTGGTAGTATATAGGCATACATTGCTTGATATACTGTAGTCTTAGTCCACTGTGCTTCAACTAATTTACTACTTGCAAACTGACTACGGCTATAGAACTTGTTCCACCACTTGAATTGAATCATGTTGATAACATCAGTTTCAGCTTTGGCCAGTTCATCTGTCCAATCATCAACTCCTTGTTGGAAAACTTCCGGAGCGTATTCTTCTAAATTTGTATTTGTAGCAAATGCCATTTTCTTCTCCTGTTGAATAACTGGAGCAGTTGCCCGCTCCAGTTTGCTTTAAGCTCTATTATACTGCGTCTTGAACAATGATACCACGTGTTGCGTCAATAACGTCAACACCAAATGCTGCTGATGCAACAATATCATTACCAACTGCCGCTGCACGTCTTTCAACTTCAACATTAACTCCACCTTGCATAGCCATGCGTAGTGCGTCTCCAGAGAACACTGCAAATTTAGTGTTTGTAAGACCTGTGTTAGTGTCATTTAAGTAAGCTGAAACGTAACATGGAGTTCCTGCAATCATTCCAATGAAGCCTGAACGCATTGCTGCGTTTTGTGTGTCTCCACCTGCAAATGCTGATGAACCAATTTTTTCCATAAAGCCTTGGTATGCGCCTGCTGAAACTACACAATTAAGTGGACCTGTTTCACCAGCTGCTCTTACGGCACCAATTGCTTTATACAATTCTGTCAATAAGTCTACACCTAATGATTCTTGTGCTGTTAAGTCACCAAGTTTTTCAGATACTAGTGTATCAACTTTGGCTGCAATTGCGTTACCCATAATTCTACCCATGTCATTAGTGTCAATGCCACCTAAGTCACGTAGAACTGTTCTTGCTGCTAGAAGGTCTAGTGCAATAGTTTTCTTTGTGTCTGATGGAAGTAGAGTTTCAAAGTCTGCGCCAGTTGCCGGCTCTGTGCCTGAAACTGAAGCTGCTGTTACTGAACCCATTACTGCTACTTGAGCAGAGGCTGATCCTGCTGGAACGCTTACTGATGGAATTAATACACCTGGTAGGTATAGTGAATTCTCTTGTGCTGCAAATACGGTTGCTGCTTGAACCGGGACCACCATTGCATCTAAGTTGATGCCTGATCCATATGCTGAGTTTGCCATTATATTTTTCCTTTATATAAGTTATAAAATTAAACTTTACCTTGAGCCATCATCTTTTTATAGATTTCTCTGTGCTCAGGCTTGTTTAAGTCAAGTTGTGCAAGATCAAAACTCTGTTGATCTGCGTTATTTGTATTACCCTGAGAACCTGCACCACTTGGGCCGGCACTCTTAAAATACTGGTTACTTGCTAAAAACTCTTCAACTAAGTTGTGAACTGTCATAGGATCTGCATTTTCCGTATAACGTTGTTTACCTTCTGAATCAGTAACCATTACGTTACCGTCATCACCTAGTTTTATGCTTTTACGCAATAGTTGAGCCACGTGATCAGGAGCAACACTTTTAGCTTTAGATGCCGCATCAATTAATGCACCATCAATTTTGATACTCTCAAGTTCAGAACGTAGTCTCAGAATTTCTCCTTCTGACTTTTCTTTCTGCTTCTTAAGAACACCATTAAAGTCTTCCTTCTTAATCAATGTCTCTTCCTCAACTTGCTCTTTCAAGCTCTTGAGTGCGTTGTATTCTTCCACGTTAACATTTTCATATTTCTTGTTAACTTGGGCAACACGTTTGCCAATAAGTTCATTCACTTCTTCTTGTGAGAACGTCTTAGCTTCAACCTGGGCTTCTATATTTTGGCCTGATTCTACATCCCCAGTGTCTGTAGTTTCAGTAATACCATGAGTTTCATTCATTGTCATGTCAATATTCCTTTATTAAGTTAGGGTTAGGATACATATAGTATCTACTTGTATATACGTTTATTTATCCTTTTATTCTCCGTCAGTTTCTATGGGAACCCAATAGTGTAAACAGTTGTATCCGCCTCTTACTACAAACGGATCACCTGGCTCTTTGCCAGCCCATGTATCACTTGCCCATAAACTCTGTATTTCATCTTTAGACATTTCACGTCCAATCATTCCCATACAGAACGGCCTACTAGTTTCAATTACTCCACCTTCATAACGGAAACGTTCTACACCTAAACGTGTAGCACGTGCCTTACTAAATGTTCCATCAAAACTACCTACAACGCTTTCACTTGCAGTAGACATCTTTACATACAAACTTGCACTTGTATTAACATCTCCTGGTAACATACGTTTAATAGTGGCACTAACAGCTGCTAATTCTGCCGCTGTATGTCCACCACGCATCATTTTACGTAACTTGCGTTGTTCACGTCTTACATTTGGATCTGTTGATTCCATTTGTATTCCGCTAATTCTTCCTCTGCTTTGTGCAATCAATGCCGCTGTGCTTAGACCTGCTATTGTGCCTAATACAACTACACTTGTTACATCTTCTGCTTGACTTTCAACTGTTGAACCTAATATGTCTGCACTGTTGCTTAACAATTGACTTTCTGTTAAATAATCTTCTTGACTGGTTTCAAGTTCACTTTGTGCTAACCAATCACCACTAATATTAGTCAATGGTGTTGCTACACGTTTAGCAGTCTCACTATAAGTTCTAAATGCAGCCATTATCTGTGGTCTTAATGCCTCAACTGGTAGACCTTGGGATACCAGTTCAGCTATTTCATTTTCCAATGACTTAACAGTATCAAACGCACCAGCACGTATTTCATCTAGTGTGTTTTGTAAGACCCGGTCATGCTTCTTTGTTGAAAAGGCCAACTTTATTCACCTTCATGTGTATAACCTAATGCACTCAATTGTTCATGTTGTTCCGGTGTGGTAACAACTACAGCAACTCCAGTATCAGGGTTAAACATCTCATGTGTTTCAAATGGTTCTACACTGTTCATATCTTCTAGTATTTCACTTTGTAATTGTGCATCATCTACAGTAAGTGCAACAATTTGTCTGCTTATTTCATTTTGGAACATAGTGTTGCTAACACCAGCACTGCGTGTCTTCATTAAGAAGTCTAGTTCTAGGTGTTCATCTCTCATGTCAAATGTTTCTGGATATTCTAAATTAAAGTCTTCTGGCATACCTAATGCTTGCCAATCCAACCAAGTAATCCACATTTGATATTCTGTTTCTTTGAGTGTGTCAGCCATGTCTGATAACTTTGCATTTAATAACTGACGTTCCGTTTGTAATGCAACACCACTCATTGGTGAACCTGTTGTAGCTTGTATGCTACTAGTGTGTGTCATGCGTTGAATTGATTGCACACTGTTGGCTATTGCTTTTAGTATACTATCTGTTGTTGATAAACTTGGTGAAAGCAAATAAGGTTTCAATCCTGGATCAATGCTTTCATCTAAGTTAAGAACACTGCCTGCACCAGCAACTGCGTCAGTTGAAGTTGGTTTTACTAGTGTAGGGTGTGAACTAATGCGTAAATGTTGTTCAATTTCACTAGCACAATTGTAGATAAACTTTTGTTGATCAGCTACATCACCAATCAAACTGTAACCTACACCTTTGGTTGGGCTTTTTAGTGGAGCATGAAATATAAAAGGAATGTAACCCAATGGGTTCTCATGTTCTTCATAGCTTTCAATACCACGGTAATCACCAGTGTTTTCATCTTTGGTTACTTTGTATTTTTCTACTTTATCTTTGTGCCAACATGTAAATGTAACATAATGATCATTTTCTGATTCTCTTACTTTGATGTATTCAAGTTCCATCTTGCCTGCAATGTTACGTTCATAATACCAATCTAAAACGTTTTGTGGTGTATACATTGCTGCATAAGCACGGATACCTAATTGAATTGCTTCTGCTTCTGTAGATACTTTGTAACTTGGTTTGTCTACAAGTATCCACGTTGCACCGTGAACCATTGCCAAGTCATTTGCAGTCTTTAAGAAACTGTCTAGGCTTTGTCCTTCTTGGTCTGTGTCATACAACCAAGCATTAACTAGCGGGTTGTTGATTAACAGTCCTAATTCTCTTTTTGGTAATGTTCTAAACAAGAAACTACGGTAAATGTCTACTGTAGTTTGCACATGGTTGTCTAATGGCGTAGAGTATATTCTCTTTCCATATTGATCACCTGGCGCTTGATTTTCACCAATGTATTGTGTTAAGTAACTACCGCTTTTATACAATTCACCACCCACGTATGATTTGTAATGATAGTTGGCCTGTCTTGCTACACTACTGTAGCTTGGATGGGTTTGTTCTAATTGTTCTAATGTCAACATAATTATATTTCCTTTATAAAGGTAGTCATTACAATAATGATCAGTTATTGCTGCTATATCAGTTATTTATCCGTTTAATAATGTCCAAACAACTGTGGTTTGTTGCCAAGCTCTGGCTGTGGCCTTTTGATAGGGTTTATCCAATGCACTAGATAACCCAGTGCATCATTCATGTGGTCTAAGTTGCCGCTTTTGTCTGGCACTTGTGTTCCTTCTTTATAAGTTTGTCCACTTATACATTTGATTAAGTTTCTACACTTAGGGTCCACACTTAATTTAACAGTTCCGTCTGTGCTCTTAAGACTTGCGTTTACTGCCGCTATTCTATCTTTCACTGGTGGATTGATATTCTTAACTTTAAGTGTGAACCCTGAGTTTCTTAGTATGTGATGGTCACTAGTGTTTGAACTGGTCTTACGTGCTTGACCTGATGCATCCGGATACACCCACAACCTATTGTGCGGATACCTGTTTATCAACTCTTCTGCCATTTCAAATGTATTTGAACCTTCCATACTAATCTCATCTATAACGCTTATTTCATTTCCGTTAATTCTACATATTGCAGCAACTAATGGACTTACGTTAAAGTCCATTGCCACGTGTAATATTTCATTCTTCTTAAAGTCTATGTCTTGTTTCTTTATGTGTGTGCCGCTGTCCCAATTGTAGTAAATGCTTCCACTATATTGTTCAAAGCTGGCTTCATATTCTTGTCTAAAACTTTTCTCATCTAATTCATTGCGGGCTTGTTGTATTTCTTCTGGTAATACATTACCGCCTTGCAGTGTAGTGTATTGAAATGCACTCCAATCACTTTGAGCATGTGCACCTTGCCATAGTTCATATATCCAACTACCTTTGCCTTTAGGCGTAGTAATAAACAATGCACTACCTTGTTTGTCACTCAGTGCTGGT